CAAACGGCGGCTGTACGCCTAATGAGTATCAGGAAGGGGATAAATGTCCTACGGCTCCTAATGGTCCTCTTGACGGTGTTATTAAAGACGGTCAGTGTGTTTCTCCAGACACCGATGGCAGCGATGCAGAAGGACCTGACGTTGGTAGTGTTGGGGAGTTCTGTAATGACCCAGCCAACGCTAATGCACCAGAGTGCGTAGAAAAAGGAATACAAGAGTTAATAGGAGAATTTGGCGAAGCCGCTGTAGGTACAGCACAAGAGGTATACGATTACATCGAAGACAAGATAGGGGAAATAAAAGATGATCCCCTAGGTGTTTTACGAGAAATACTTACTGGCGGCTACATGAGTGGTGACGAGCGTTGCTGGGAAGGAGATATGCAGTCTTGTGACACTGCTAATCCTGATGATGGCGACATTTGTTGGAAAGACTGTGTAAACATTGTAGGCGTATTAGGGATACCCGGAATACCTATGCCTCCCGGTATGAGTGATTTTGGGACTGTAAGGGACTTAGAAGATTTCTTAAAGGGCATCGGTAAAGACATCGGTGACTTTATAGAAGACCCAGCAGGGACAGTAGAAGGCTGGGTTGAAGGAATCATTGATAAAATTAAAGGAGTCTTTGATTCTACTGCAGATGACGCTAGTGCTATCATTGATTGGCTCAAAGGAATCTTCGGTGCTTCTGTTGGTGCTTGGGTCTGGGGACAAATAGAGGAAGAAGTAACTGATACAGTTTTCCCGAACTTACAGCCTTACGGTCTGTGTCCTGATGGAGAAACTCCAAAACAAGGACCATCAAACGAAGGATGCCCAGAACCTACAGTTCCTTGTTGGGATGGTACGCGAGTATATAAAGAAGAACAATGTGCTGAACCTCCTTATGGTTACTGTGCAGATGGAGTAACAAATAAAGAAGACGCCTCAGGGACTAATTGCCCAGAGTACGCTGAGTTTGGATACTGTGAAGACGGCACTACTAAAAAGGAAGACTCTGCGGGGACTAACTGTGCTGAGTACGTACCAGATTACGGTATGTGTGACGATGGTTTAACTAAAAAAGAAGACGCAGAGGGAACTAATTGTCCGGGTCCAGAGCCTGAAGTAAATCCGGGGGACCCTTGTGATTTAGAAGACGAAAAAACTGGATCTTATGAGTACGTAGGCGATGAGTTACAGTGTTTACCTAATCCTCCTGAGTTTGGCTTCTGTCAAGACGGAGTAACTGAAAAAGCAGACACAGAGGGAACAAACTGTCCTGAGTACGCTCCTTTCGGTTACTGCCGAGATAATCAAACTAAGAAAGAAGATGCCAGCGGTACTAACTGTGATGAGTACTCTGAATACGGTTACTGTGGAGACGGCACAACCCAAAAAGAAGACGAAGCCGGGAGTAATTGTACAGAGTACGCTGAACCGTGGGAAAACACTGGCCCAACAGAGGAAGACTGTGCTAATAACGGTAAAACCTTTATTCCTGCAGATCCAGAGAGTCAGACTGCTAGTTCCTGTGGTGATGATATTCAGCTTCCTTGGGAAGACACAGGAAAAACACCAGAGCAGTGTGAGGCAGAAGGTAAACTATTTATAGCAGGAGATCCAGAGAGTCAGACTCCTAGTTCCTGTGGCCCGTGTGCCGAGAGTGGGTACACAGATTATGGTAACGGGTGTGAGCCTGAAAAAGGAACGGGTGAAGACCCTGATGAGGGCGCTGGTGATCCGACTGAGTGTGACAAAGATCCCTTAAGTTATGAGTGTCTAGGGGCAGATGAGTTCTGTAGTAGACCGGAAAACAAAGGTGACAATAGGTGTAGTACTACTGTAGTTCAACCTAGCGAAGACCTAGAGGACGAAGAACTAGACTGTTCTGATCCTGATAATGCTTTAGCCTGTGGCTGGGTAGAGTGTCCTGATGGACTAAGTATGGCTCCTACGTTAGAAGACTGCGAGGGGACATACACTTCTCCTTGTGACCAGCAAGACAGAGTTACTAGAGATGACGGGTCGTGTGGTGAGTGTAAACCCGGATTTATAGAAGATCCTGAAGGGTTTGACCAGTGTATTCAAGCGCCTCCAGAGTGTAACGACTGTACATGCGCTGAGTACGCTGCTTCCAACCCAGAGGAGTGTGGGATTGAAACTCCTCCTCCCGAAACAACTCCTCCTCCTAGTACTGGAGGTGGCGGTGGTGGCGGTGGTGGCGGTGGAGGCGGTGGCCTGAGCATGGAGCCTTTCACCGTCTCAGGAGACCCACAGCTACTTGGACGCCAGAGGTTTGGTGCACAGGACTTCCTGTCGCCGTTGTTCACAGGTAACCAAGGTGGCGGCTTAGATTTCCCTATTGCTCGCTTCCTGCAAAACAAAAAAGGTGACATAGTATGATGACGTACTTAAACTTAGTAAACAACGTAATGAGACGACTAAGGGAAGATGAAGTTGCTAGCGTACAGTCTACTACGTACAGTAAGATGATTGGAGACTTTGTTAACGACGCCAAGTCTATGGTAGAGGACTCTTGGGATTGGTCAGCACTGAGGACCACCTTGACCGTAGAGACTACTAAAGACGTCTTTAACTACGCTATGACTGGAGCAGGAAACTCCTTTAAGATTCTCCACGCTTACAACGACACCGACAACTGGGACATGGAGTACCGTACGCCCATCTGGTTTGACCAGCGTTACATGATGCAGGAGCCTGTCTCTGGCCCTCCTAGGTACTACACGTTTAACGGTGTAGACAACAACGGGGACACTCAGATCGATCTGTACCCTAAGCCTGATAAGGACGGTACGATTCTACGGCTCAACGTATTAAACCGAGGTCAGATTACAGACGGCGTAGGCGACGTTATTAGACCTAAGATACTAGAGAACGATACTGACGAGGTACTTATTCCTTACCTGCCTATTCTCCATCTTTCGGTGGCCTTAGCGTCTCGTGAGCGTGGGGAGACAGGAGGTACGTCTACTCCAGAGTACTTTGGTATTGCTGACAGATCTCTGAGTGATGCTATCGCTCTAGACGCACAGAAGCACCCTGAAGAAACCATTTGGTACACTCCTTAAGGAGACTAGTGTATGGCACAGCCACTACAAAGTATTAACCTAGTTGCTCCCGGCTTCAAAGGAGTCAACACAGAGGACTCTCCTATTGCAGAGGATTTCTCCTTTGCTGACGTTGCTGACAACGCTGTGATCGACAAGCGTGGGCGTATTGCGTCTCGTAAGGGTGTAGACCTATTTACTGCTGACAGGACGCTTCTGGGAGACAGCTACGCCACTAAGGTTCATCATTTTTACGATGATGCAGGTAACGAAGAAATCTTTGTCACAGGTAACAACAAGATATTCAAGACTACTTCAACTGTAGATCCTGACGATACCTTAGTTGACATCACTCCATCAGGGTACACTATCAATGGAAATAACTGGAAGATAGTGAACTTCAACGACAAGGCTTACTTCTTTCAGAGAGGCCTAGAGCCCCTCGTGTACGACGATGCCACAGGCCTCAGGACGTTTGGTAGTGCCACGGGCTCACCCACGGATACTGCCTTGTTCTGTCACGAGGCTCTAGCGGCTTACGGTAGATTGTTTGTAGTAGACAGCGGTACTAACACACAGACTATCTATTGGTCTGACCTATTGATAGGCACAGACTTCTCAGGAGGCTCTAGCGGTTCTATTGATATAGCTAAGGCGTGGCCTGACGGGTACGATGAGGTTAGAGCGTTAGTAGCACACAACGACAAGCTAATTATCTTAGGTAAGCACAGCATACTAGTCTACGGTAACGCCTTTAGTCCTGCTCTGATGCTCTTAGAGGACACCGTTTCTGGCGTGGGTTGTATCTGTAGAAGCTCTGTGCAGGGCATAGGTACTGACGTTCTGTTTATGTCACAGGATGGCCTCAGGAGCTTTGGTCGTACGGTACAGGAGAAGTCGCTACCTATATCTGACTTGAGCCTGAACGTGAAGACTGAGTTGATTGCTATAATAGACAATCGTAGCTGTCAGACGGCATCTGTGTATAGCCCAGAGAACTCTTTCTACTTGATTACGTTCCCAGATCAAGAGTTAACTTACTGCTTTGATTTGAAGGGTAGACTAGAGAACAACGCCTACAGGGTAACTAGATGGACAGGGGCACCCTTTAAGACGTACGAACGTAAGAACACCGATGGCACTCTTCTTGTAGGAACGAAGGATGGTCTGGGTAAGTACTCTGGGTACTCTGACCAGTTTAACGATTCAGGGACTATAACGCCTAATAGCTACATCTTTAGGTACTACAGTCCCGGACTGACTTTTGGTGATCCGTCGAAGCTGAAGTTCCTGAAGAAACTACGGCCCACTCTAGTAGGCGCTAACAGTGCTACAGTGTTTGTTAAGTGGGCTTACGACTTTGGAACGACGTTTACCACAACAGAGTTTACAGTAGGGAACCAGACACCTTTCGACTACAACACCCCTACTTCAGAGTACACTGTTGCTGAATACACTGGAGGTAGTACTGTTAGTAGGCCACCTGTAAACACCACAGGAAGTGGTTCAGTAATTACTATTGGTCTTGAGTCAGAAATAAATGGTTCTGCTTTATCTCTCCAAGAAATTAACGTCTTAGCACTTATGGGTAAAACATTATGAGCAACTACACAAAGATAACTAACTTTGCCGCTAAGGATAGTTTGCCTTCTGGAGACCCCGGCAAAATTATCCGAGGAACAGAATTTAACGTAGAGTTTGACAACATTTCCGCTTCAATTGCAAGCAAGGCAAACTCTAGTAATCCTACGTTCACAGGTCAGGTAACAGTGGGCGACTTAACTGTAACGGGGGATGTCATTATGATTCTAGATGACTCCGATACGGTTACTATTAACGGAGGTACTTACTGATGTCTCTTGGAAGTATGATAGGTAGCGCAGTAAATGACATTGCTAGCGGTTTATACGAAAAAATCCCTGAGGAAATAACAGCCGCTTTTGGAGCTGTTCCTGAGGTAA